CGTACTCTACAGCCCATATCCATGGGAACAAGTCTCCACCAGTAAGTAGATATCCTTCCATGAAAGATTCTGCATTTTGACCTTTTGTTCTTCTAACATCTATTCTTGTCATAGAATCCAAAATAAAACTTCTTGCTTCTCCGGGCTTAGTAAAACCAAATATATCTCTGTAGATTCTTCTGTTCTTACCAGTTACTTCATCTGCAACTATTTCTGAGAAACCATGCTTTCTAAAAGCACCAACATCTTTTACTAATCCTTCATCTATAGGTCCTGCATAAGTTCTTGGACCTTCTTTAAATCCTACAAGATATTGACCGCTGGATACATCTGGTGCAAAAGCTCTAGCGTTAGCTTCTGCTTGTAGAAGTAACATCTGTAATCTTTTTTTAAGAGGTATATCCGAACGAACATGATTGTTTAAAGCAGGACCATCCATTTTTACAGTTCCTACAACACTAGTAATCATGCCTTGAATAGCTTTATCTAAAGGATTGCTTTTAGCAAATTGCTTACCTAATTGAACACGAGCAAAACGAGAAGCTAAAGGACCCATGTTTAAAGGTCTTACAGCCATATCTATAGCACGACCCGATAAAGAACCTCCTGCTACACGACCTGCACGAGATACAACAGATGAAATTAAATTACCAGCTAAAAAGGATTGGACATCTCCAATAAGACGGGCTGTAGGGTATAACTTTGACCTTGAACTAGTTATTCTTCTACCTAGTTGTGAATTAGCTACGCCGGGTAATACTTTTACTGTACCAGCTGTTTTACCTACTTTATATAAGTTGCTACGAAATATATTTGCAGCACCTTTAGGTTTTTGCTTTTTAACTTTAGAAGGCTTGGCTGCTATATTTTCTAACCAAGCCATTTTATGTCCTTACTAGAGATTGCACCCTTTTATAACATTCATTACCATATCTATCAAGAATAGGTTGAACAATAATAATTTCGTGATATTCAGAACCTCTAACTAATCTGTCTCCCGGTACAACATCAACACCTTTTTGTAAATAAACTATATAAGGCTCAATAGTTGTATTTCTTCCGTCTCTGTCTTCCTCTGCACCTTGTGATTCAAACTTAGCTTTTACACTTGTTGTATTATCTGACCATGAGTCACTAGGCAAACCTCTTTCATCAACATTAGTATCTGATACTCTTTGAATCGTACAGGTTTCTGGAAGTAGTCTATGCTTTAAACTCATATCTATAACTATACATCTAAATGTTATAGAAATTGGTTTAGCATATCTCCCATCAAAAACTCTTTATATATCATGCTGTAAATCATTTTGTTTTTACCAAGTAGATGAGGATTAAAACCATTTTGTTGATTGAAGTCTCTTATAACATCTATAAGTTCTACGCATATAGCTTCATACAAATCTAGTATCTTGGAAAATTCTTTTGACCAAATTGCTCTGCCGTCAATGTTGAATATAACAAAAGACCTTATGCCGTTTAATAAAATAAAAGATATTGCTTCGTGAAAAGAGTAATCTGTTTTTTGATTCATCATAGGCCATTCGTAACCTTTTTGTTTATAAGGAAGTCCAAGACCAAGACTACCAAAGCTACCTTTTTTACTAGGCCATATCTCTTGTGTTGTAACATTAATGTAGTCATACAAATATAAAATATCTCTTATCATTGGTTGGAATGATTGAAATGCTTTTGGGTTTTCTTTGTATTGTCTTATAACTAAATTCTTATCCCAGTAAGACTCTGTAGGTTGATTATTTATATCTGCGTCAAAGGCATTGTTTCTAAATAAATTAATTAAAGCAAGAACTTTTACTGTGTCAATCTTACCTTTGTAAGGGGTCGTATCTACTTCTTGTTTAATCCAAGCAAGTTCCCTACTCTCTATCTTTACAGTATTTTCTTTTGCAATTTTAGAATCTAAAGCTCTTGTAATTTCTAGCCCATGTCTAAGGTCTAGCCCTACAATGACTTCTACTTTGACATATACATTTTTATCAATATCTTCAACAGGAACTTCTGATATAGCTTTATATAAATTAGCACCATCAACTATTCCCTCTTTAGTATGGTCTTTAATGTGTAATGTAATTTGATTTGATTGCTCGTTTATCTCTGCTTTATCAACAAGTATTTTAATTCCTTGCGATTTGTAATGAAATATTCCAGTATCTCCTTCTACTTCTTTTATAGAGTTGACCACTGCTCTTTCTGTTTTTTTATTTAAATCCATTACATTTGCTTCTGGATGTATAGGTATAATTTGTTTCCTACCAGCTCTGTTAATGTTTAAATCTCTGACAGGAACATACATAATAACAGTCACTATGTTTGGTACTATAGGGTCTCTTAAAACTTGGTAGTTGTTACAACTAATAAAGTACCTATTATTACCAGTAACTGTCTCTTCTGTGCCGTTATCTTTTACCATCTAAATTTTTGTTTCTTTGCTTTTTCGTATTGCCTAAATGATTTTTCTGTTAAATCACTAGGGTCTTGTTGCCACTCTACATCAACAGGTGTTTCAAACCTTACATTTCTTGCTATTTGTCTTTTAGTGTCAGAATTACACTTAGGACATTTTATCAAAGGGTCATCAGTAATCTTATGAGTTACTTCAAACACAAACTCGCATTTGTGCATAATACACATGTAATCGTATCTAGGCATTGTCAAAATCTATTTTAAGTGCTTTTCTGTAACCTTGTTTATAGTTACCAGAAGTAAAATTCTTCTTAGCTACTTCTTCCCTTTCATCTTTGTCAGAGAGCATATCCATTTTAAAGTTCCACTTACCTCTTTTAAAAGGTATGGCTTGAACAAAAGGTGTTCCTCTTTCAATCATAAAATCTTTTTTCTTGTGAATAAGAGTTGGAAAGTTTACTTCGTGCCATTTATCTGTTTCTACTATTCCCGGAAGAACTTGAAAGTCTTCTTGAAATTCATAATTGTAAGGTATGAATAAAGTTGACCAACCTTTTGGTGTATAAAATCTCCAAGGACTATGAAATTTAAGTGGGTGCTTATATGTGCTTTTAGGTAATTCCCAATTATAAATTTGTTTGTTTTCGTGAAATGTAGCACCATAGGGAAAGTCTCTATTATCCCACTCTAGTATTTCTTCTCCACCCATGTTAGGCGGAAACCCTCTCTGTATTAGAAAGTCACACCACATAGGAACTACATAACCCTGTGTCATAATATCTACTATCGCAGGACACCTTTTAACAGTAAAAGAGTAAAACATATTCTGAGCTGTCTTACCCATTTTTCCAAATATGTTTTTCATTTGTCCCGGAGCAGCTTGTGGATTCCAACCCTGTGGTTTTTCTTCTATGTAATGTCTTATATCTTTAAACCATTGAGGTACTGCTTGTGCCGCAGGAACTATAGGGGCAAATTGAGCAAGCCCCATAACATCAGTTTTAAATTCAAATTGCATTTCTATTTTTTCTCCTTTGTTGTCTTTTAAAATTTTTGTGACAATCTTTACAAAATATTTTTAACTTGTCAGCTGTATTAGGATTTTTAGAAAAATCTGATATAGGCTTTTCTGTATTACATCTTATACAAAGCTTGACTCTTTCTTCTCCTAACTGTTCTTTTTTTTCTTTAAGTAAGCTAAGACAATCAATGCAAAACTTAGTGTAGCCATCAAGATACTTTTGTGTTCTCTTATAATCTTCAATAGGTTTCCATTCACGACAATACTTACACTCCTTTTCTACTGGGTCAACAGCAGACTTCTCTGCTATTTTTTGGGCTTCAGCAACTCTTTCTGCTAAACCTTCTTCTTCATCTATCCAAGTTTTAAATCTTTCTAACCCTATAGGCTGACCTTCGTATGTTCTAGGTGTGGTAAGTCCTCCTCTTCCTGTGCGAATAATTTCTAATATAGACTCTGCAATCTCTTCGTTGTAAGCACCTCGTTGTGGAACACCAGATTCGATTCTTAATTGACGAACTCTTTCATGAGATACACCCCACTCATCTGCCCAATCTTGCAGCATTTTATTAGGGTCTTGTAAAAATAACTCTTTAGCTTCTTCTAAAGAAGGTGCTTTTCTATGTACCATATCTCTCCCTATTCAATTGTATTTTACTATATTTATACGAAAAATCTACTTCTAAAAGGTTGTAGCATAGCCATGTCTGCTGCGGTTAACACTGGTTGTAAGTTTTGAATTATTACATCTCCGAAAGCAACATCATAGTCTCCTACTCTTTCAGTAAGAGCAACATCAAAATTTGTAGTGTTTGTATTATCAACTAAGTGAGTAGAAACTTCTCCTGTGTCTGCCTTTGCTGATATTTGCAAAGATGTCATAACTAATCTTGCAGTAGCTCTTGCGGAAGTCATTTTAATTACATCTGGCATATCTGCTGAAGCATATCCACCTACATAAGTTACAGAAATGTTTTTAGGTTTAATTCCAGACCAACGAATAGTTATTCTTCTTAGTCTTCCGTTAGAATATGAAACGAAATCTCTTTCATTACCTTCTGTTAGTGTTGCACCATCTTCAGTAATAGAAGTTATAGATGATACAGGTACATGGCGTAAAAATAAATCATTTTGTTCGTTGCCATCAAATGTTTCTGTATGTGTTGCTTCTTCAACATCATATCCTAGAAATCTTTTAATAGCAGCGTCAACATAGGGTATATAAGTATTTGTGATGTGTCCTTCTAGTGTAGAGTTTAAATCTAACTGTAAAAATGTAGATACATCACTAACGCTACATAGAGCCATTTAGGGACTCCTTACTTGTCTTCTACTTCGTCTTTTTTAACAGCTTTTGTTTCGGCAGGTTTTTTAGCAGCAGCTTTTTTCTTAGGTTTTGGCTTAGGTTCAGCTTTACCCCAACCTTGAGCTTTAAGCCATTCTGCTGGATATTCTTTTCCTGCTTTTGCAATTAGAGACGCATTAGATTTAGGTAGTTCTGATAAAGAACCTTCCCAAATACTACCGTCTGGTAATTTCCAAATGCTTTTTTCTGGTTTAATTATTTCTGACATAATGGAATCATTTTACCTTATAAAAAGAAGAAAGCCGGTTTAACCCGGCTCTCTTCAAATAAAATTACTACTTCTTAGAAGTTTGTAATCTTGTGGAATGCAGCTTGCCTGTAAACAGGGAAACCGACTCTCATTGTAGCTCTGATAGCTAATTGATTCTTTGTGAAGAAATCGCTATGGGAGTCAGATACGGCTAATTCCATACCTTGTCTCATAACAACATTAGCTGCTTCGCCACCACCGAATTTACCAACAAGAACAGTTCCTGCGGCAATTGCGGTTGTAGGAACTACTTTGAGTCCCCAGATGTTAGCTTGTGGACCAGCGCCCATTCCGCCACTCACTACGAATAGTGGGCTTAATGCGGTATATCCAGCTGTAGCGTCTCCTGCGAAGTCGCTTGAAACAGCTGTAACAACATCATTCCAATCACTTGGGTGCATGATGATTGCGTCTGGTTCAGTGAAAGCGTTTACTCTGATGTCTGTAATCGCACCATAGATAGCGCCAAGTTTACCTAAGTTACCTGCGTAACTTGAGTAGTCTGTGCTACCAACTGATGTTTTACCAGAATCAAGAATACCTTCTAAGTTAGGTGCAGAACCATCTCCATTAAGAAGTTGGCTATCCAAGCGTAACTTAACCATTGTTTGTAGACGAGAGTTCAAGTATCCTTGGATACCAGCTTCGTCTGCAAGTAATTCGTCTGTTACAGGGATGAATACACCCATTTTTCTGATTGCTTCAGTTCTTTCTGTGAACTCAAGAGCTGCTTCAGCAACAGCAGAACCTTCAGCAGCTTCAGCAGCTGCGTTTGTAAATGTTGTCTCTTCTAAGTAAGAGAAAGCATTTTGGTCTGAGTTGATTACATCAAATAATGATATAACAGCGTCTTCGTCACGAGTTAAGAACTCTAAGATACCCGGTTGTCTTAAAACCTCTGGTGGATATCCAGTAGTTGTTAAAGTTGTTTTTGTCTCAATGTGAGAGTCCACACCTTTAACACCGTTGCTTAAATAATTTTTATAAGCGTCGGTATTAACAAATTGCTCTCCAAAAGTTTTGAGTTCTGGAGCAGAATTACCAGCGACTGGCATTTCTGATACAGGAGCGTTGTCTTCTGCGATAGCCTTTTCATTGGAAGCTTTTTTCTTCTCAATGCCGACTTCTTCAACTAATTCAGCAAGTTCGTCATTTCTTGACTTGATTTCCTCTTTTTGTTCAGAGGTGTACTTGCCGTCTTCAGCTGCGTCAAAGACAGACTTTAGCTCGTCTCTTTTGATTGCAATTTGGTCCATGAGTTCATTTACTTTACTCATTTTTAGTTAACTCCTAACTATTAATTGCTTATACTTCTTCTATTTCTTCTGCCAAGGATTCAGCAATAATTTGCTGCGCCCTTGCCCACTCTGCGTCAAACTCTTCGTCAGAGGAATCAGTGTTATCTTCTGGAGTGTCTTCTTCAGCAGCTTCATCTTCCGGTTCTTCAACAGCAGGTTCCTCTGCTGGTGCTTCTTCCTCGATAACTTCTTCGACTTCTGTTTCAACATCAATAGTATCAGTTGAAGCCTCAGCTATCTCTTCTGATTCAGCTGGTTCATCTTCCACAAGTTCTTCATCTACTTCTAACTCCAAAGCGCCCTCGGTACCGACATTTCCAATGAACTCATCAATCTCGGTCCAAGCGTCGTTTAAGTCGTCAGCGACTGCACGAAGCGCTTCGGTGGCTTTTACGCCTAATTTCCTACCATCTTCGCCTCTAAGCATAGAAATAGCCTTTGCTCGGGCAACTAAGTCATCCAATGCAGCAAGCACATCTTTGACCTCTTCAGAGAAAGACTTGCTGTCTTCCTGTGAAACTTCTAAATTTTCGTCTGATTTTTTCTCATCATCATATTCTTTCATACATGGTCCTCCATCATGATATTTGCAACCCTTCATTTCATCTTCATCATCTCCGTATGACTTTGAAGATTTATCTTCGCAAGAACCACAGCACTCATCTTGAGAACCCTCTTCCGGGTCTGCGTCTTTTGCTGTTAGCTCTTCTAATAATTCTGTGTTGGATTTAATTGCTAATGTGTATGTATCTTGATTAGCACCAACTAATACAGGGCTTACTTCATAAACTGTTAAGTCTTTTAGATATCTAGCATTTGTATCTCCGTCATCTGTTTTAGTTTTACCAAAATCAGAATCGTTTACTTTATATCCAAATGACCATTGTTGCATGTCGCCCATGTTTTTTACAAGATTGTAAGCTTCTTTACCAGACTCAGTGTCCATAAAGAACTCGCCTTTAAAAACGGCTTTACTATCATCTTGTGAGATTGTTCCTTTTCCAATAGGCATATCCCATTTGTGAGACCATACCATAGGAACTTGGTTATTTTTAAAACCAGATTTGACAGCTCCCGGCATTACAATATCCCCGTCACTGTCAAGGGAATTGAATAAACTGAAAACTGCCTCTACTTGACCAGACTCATCTTTGAGTTCTATGTCGATATTTTTAGATTCGTTATTCATACATCCTTCAATCTTAATTAATTAATTAATATTTCAGATGTGCGCTTTAACTATTTTATACTATGATTTCGTGATTGAGTTTTTTATTGTCTAAAGTCTGAGATAATTCTGAGCTTTGAGATAGGCATAGTTACTTTTCTATCTGTCTTTTGATGGTCTCCATTATCTAGTCTTGCCCACACTTGCATTGTTGCTTCATCATCATTCACTGATGTTACAATACCATGAACAACTGAAGGTGGGTCGGGGTCTTTATTTATAGACCAGCTTACAGCTTGACCAACTCTTACTGATTCTGCTTTGTTGCCAGACTTCTTAGAAGACAACGGATGTGAACTTGGTAATAAGTCTTGGTCATAAGGTTTTCTTCTAAACTTACCTGTTCTTAATGCTCTCAAAAACCCGTTAACTCTGGCCATCGCCCACTGGTCAGCAGATGTAACATTACCTCTAACTGAACCCGGATTGTTTCTGTAAGCTCCTACACCTCTGTTAAATACTGCAATAAGCATTCTTAGTGTTGCTCTATGTTTTGGATTTTTAGAATTATGGTCTTCTACTTTTTTCTGTAAAGCTTTTCTAACTCTATCAGATACTTGTTTCATCAAATATTCTTCAGCTATATCAAGAGATTTTTTTCTGCGTTCTCTGATTACTTTTTTGTAATCATTAACAACAGACTTCATTTGTGAAACACCACCGGCTGTTACACCGCCCCATTTCATAACAGCAATTATGCCGTTTAGTCTGTTGTTTTTCTTATGACGATTCATAAAGCGTTCTCTTCTCTTAACCCAGTTAAGTGTTGACTCACTTCTGTCTCCGCCTTTGTATGCTGTCCATTTATTGAAAGCGTCATTACCAGTAAATGATGTAGGAGGATTACCACCAGTACCAGCTCTTCTCCAAATCTCTGGCCAGTTTTCTTTTAAGTCTTTAACATACGCGTAACTTGGAAACTGTGGGTGTTGTGAGTTAGATAAACTTATTTTTTGATTGTCTCCGCTTCTAGGGAAGTTAGTTAACTTTTCTGGAGCTTTACCTTCATTTTCTGGTTTACTCATAACTTCTTCAAATTGTTCATGAGTAGCACAAGCCATGTAATAAGTTTGTCCATTTAGTTCATACTCATGAGAACCTTCACATCCTAAAACTTTAGCTCTTTCTTCTGCTTCTTTTCTAGTTTCAAAAACTTCTGGTATTACTTCTGCTTTTTCTTCTGGGCTGTACAAATTATCCCCTCGTTCGTACATTACTTCCGCTTCCTCTAAGGACACCTTAACTTCTTGTATGTATCCACTTTTTTTGTTGTTTAAAAATTCTTCAGCTTCTTTCCTAGTTTCAAAACATTTAATTATTTCTCCGTCATCATGACTAATAACACAGTAAGCACCATTAGGCATTTCTGCTATATATTTTTCTTCGTTTAATCTAGTAGGTGTCGTAAGGACTTCATCTGTTCTTTCTACCTCTGGCGGTAAGTCAACGGTTGTAATTTTGCTTTCTTCATCATCATTGTTTGCCGGTGCAGGTTCTTCAGTAGTACCATCATTAAGAAGTGGGGAACCATCTTCTGTAACTTGAATCATGTTAAGAGGTCTTAGATAAACATCATGTCTTTCATCAGCCTCTAAACCAACTACTTTCCTAGCTTCGCCAATTGTTACCCAACCTCCTTGTACAGCAGTATTCATGCGTTTATAGAGATTGTCTTTGTCATCAGCTAGCGCTCTAACATTTCCGATATCAAACTCACAGTATTGATTATCGTTTCCGCCGAACTCTGGTCGTAACAATTGATGAGTCAGTTCTTGCGCAACCATGGTCCACATAGGAACCATTTTTGACTCTGTAAAGAACTCTCTAAGTTCTTTTGTATTTGAGTATGTTGCTGAATCTAAACCAGCTCCGAGGCCGGCGAGCACTGCTGGAACGCCAAGTACTGCTGACACTCTTTCTTCTGGTATTCTTCTTAATTCAGCTAACTTCATTTGGTCTGGAGAAAAAGATACTATTTCAACATTCATAGCACCGGATAAGACCATAGGCGCACCTCTGTTCTTACCACCAAATTTTTGCTTATACATATCTGCAATAGCTTCAGCTTCTTCTCTAGTAGGACCGCCCATTTGGTCATCTCTTGGAGAGAGGATTACTCCGGGTACCGCCATGTTGTGTAATAAAGCTGCTGTATATTGTCCAGCGGCTTCATCTCCTGCTATTTCTCTTAGAACGCCTCTAAGTGGAGCAAGACCACGCCTCATGTTGTTTGGGTCAACATTTTGACGCAAATGAATCATATCTTCTTTATCAATCTTTACGGACTCTTCGCCCTGTATTCCACCATGTGGTTGATAGTTGAAGTGTGTAATTAAAGTATTTTCGTTTCCTTTAGCTTCTACCAAATGAGGCATTAGAGGAACTAGTTCTACAACTTGTCCTCTTGCATTTCTATTCTTGTAAATAAAAGCGTCGCCATTAGCGTTTAGTGATGTAACAATATAGTTAGCAAGTAATTGTTGTGTCATGTAAGGATTAGGTCTTCTAAATAGTTTTGCTAATTCATGATTCATGTCTCTTTCATAATCGCCTTCTGAATTTCTTGCTGAAACAATTAGTGATGGTTCTGCAAAAGCAGTAGCCAAAACATTAAGACATGCAATAACAGCTGAATTACCAGTTCCGTCTCCTAGTTCAGCTAATTTTTTATGGTCGAAATAACCAGACTGGGTGTTGTAACCCATTACTGCTTGATTTAAATATGAATATTCTGATTGGTTTACTAATAAACCTTTTTGTTCTCTTCTAATTCTTGCGTCAGTTGGTGCATTTAACCAATCTAACGCCTTTTGAAATCTTGACTTATCTTCAGCCATTAATACGCGCTCCAGCTTCTTGCTTCTTGTAACAT